TTCTTCCTCTTCAGAAATAACCGATTCTTTTACTTCAGTCTCATCCATCAATGCTTGGATTGTTTTAACATCAAGTTTCATCTTCTTAGCAATCTCTTTTGCAGACATTCCTTTTGCAATGTAACCATGTAAATCCTTCATACGTCCTTCATCAAGTTCTTCTTTGATGTCATCAATAGATGCACCCATATCACCGATAGCAAATGTTACTTTACCATCTCTTTTGTATAGGAACTTCTTAACTGATTTTTCATTACCTTTAGTAACAAGAGTAACCTTTTCTACTTTACCTTTGTTTACTGTATTCTTTGACTTAACAATATAATCAACAAAGTCTTTACCTTTACTGATTGTAGAACTAGTCTTGAGTTTAATGGTTTGTCCCTTCTTTAGTTTGTCGAATATCTTATTCAACTTAGGGTCATCCATCTTCATCTCATCAATTTCAAATTCTTCTTTCTTCATCCAATAAGATGCTTGTAAGTCAGTGGAGTCATTCGGGCAATCACAGTTAGGGTCTGCATTACCTTGTTCACAACCACAATCTTCACAAACGTATTCTTCTTTTGCTTCAATAATTATTTCTTCACCCATTCTAAGTTGTTTTGAGACCATCTTAGCAGTCTTAAGCATATCACGATATGACTTAGAAATCATCTGAACAAACTGTTCTTTATCTCTAGGTTTCTGAATCATGTCATGTGCTTTTAACAACAACTCAACAAACTTAGGGTCAACCTTCTGTTTCTTTCCATCTTTGAATTCTATATCAACATTACCTTTAGTGTCTTTTGACCTACGCAACTGCATAACCATATTCTTTTTTGCAAGTTCTTGGTCTTTATCAGTTGCCTTCATGTCATCTCTGTCAGCAGGGTCGATTCCTCTTCTACCACCAGCACCGTGACGCATTGCATCCCTACGAGCAGATGCTTCAGTCATTTCTTCGTCATCACCTTTAATCTCTGGGTCAAAATCCGTGTTCAGTCTTTTTAGAACTGCGGCAACCTGTTTGTGATTTGACAATCCTTTTTTGATTTTCTCAATCGTTTTTACTGCACCACTATAGTTACCACCTTTGTAACGTGGGTCGTTTGCAATACCGATTGCCATCTTAATTTGTTTTGGTGAGAATCCTTCACGCACTTCTGCAAGGGATTCCATCATTGTTTTGCTATACCTTGTCATTTACTTTTCCCTAATTTTAAGTAGTAGTTTACCACTTCCTTTTATTAAACGATGGTAAACCATCTTATTGATATGATATATTCTACCATGCTTCAGTTCCTCAGGCAGTTCATCATCCATCTGCAACTTCCAGTTATATCCAGAAAGTACAGTGATTTCTCTATCACTTCTATCACGATGCCAAACTAACTCACTCTCAGCAACATCATGTTTAAACTCTCTTAACATGATATTAGTCTCCATACCTAAATCACTATATGGGTTTACCAAAAGAAGTTACCCCCACCAGATAAACCAAGTTGTTTAGCATACCGTGGTAAATTACACGCCCAGTATCCTGCTGTGGTTTTATCTTTTTTGTTTGCACAATCATGTCTTGCAGCAAACGATTTTCTTGCTTCCTTATCGTCCAACTTGACTTTTAAACCAGTTGTATCACCCCATGATACTTTCTTTACTTTGTCACCGTCTTTAACGTAGACATAGTATTTCTTAGAACCACCGACCTTTGGTTTATTTAGTTCAACGTCTTTCCCTTGATACTCAGATTCCATCATAGGACAGTCCAAAGGAACGTGTTCACCTTCATACATTGCATATTTACCAATGTCACCTTCTAGTAGTTCTTTATCAAATGCATTTGGTTTTAACTCACCACTTTCATAAAGGCGTCTTTTTTCATTAAAAAATTCGTAGTAATTTTCTGAACCAACACGATATTGGTTGGATTCTATTAGACTAGATTCTGCACATTCGTTACAGCAATCTGGTGTACCGCATTTGGTGTGTTCCTTAAACGATACGATTCCTTGGCCTGGAGTCATTTTCTGCCTTTCTTCTCTAGAGGCATCAGTTCCGATTTCACGAGAATCTTCACTCTCTTCCTTCTTACCTTTTGCCTGTTTCCATAAATCTGCGTCAGCAGTTGTTCGTGTCTTACCACCTGTAAGAAACGAATTAACTCTTGCGAATGCCCATTGTTGTGGCGTAGTGCCTGGGCGATGTCCTGTTTTCCATGCAGCCATTCCTCTGTCATATACCTTCTTTAAAATTCCATAAGGTACACCAGACTTTTCTGCTTTCGTAACAAGTCCTTCAATCTTCTCATCTAACTGAAAATCTTCTTTGGCAACACAGTTTGGCACCATCTTACCATTCTTCTTTTTCATACCAACTTGTTTGTGAGTATCCCAACAAGGGTCTTCTTCACCAAACATATCTTTAAATTTCTTTGTACTCTTCGATGGTTTTGTCTCTGCATGTCCATCGCCTGGAGCAGGGCCATCCTTTTTCTTTGCAAAGTGTGCCGCACGTTTTTGTTTAGTAGATTTAGACATTTCATCACCATCAGCATCTTTTGCATAATACTTTGCTGGTTCTGTACCTTTTCTGTCTTTAATATCTTTATCTTGTTTTACTTCATACAACCACTTCTTGTGTAATGTACCATCTTCTTCTTTGAATGTAATGTAATTAGTTCCTCTACGAACAACTTCACCAGAGACACCAGTATAATTATCTTCAACAGTATCTCCCACACAGAAAATCTTATTCTCCATGTATAAGTCACGAACAACATCTTCATCAGTCATTACATTTGTTCTAGGAACAAAAGACTCACGAACACCCATGTACTTACGAACATCTTTAAATAGAGACATTCCTTGTTTGAAGTTGGATGGAAGTCCAAGTTTGAACTGGTCGAAATCATTTGCAATTGCAGCTGCTCTCATCTTAGATGCAGACATTCCAGTAACACCTTCTGCATCTGGGTCTCTTTCGCCCGCAGATACAACTTCAATATTATCAAAACCGTAGTAACCGTGTCTTGCCTCAGTTCCGTTGTATTTGTTTAGTAGTGTTTCAAACTCTGTAACTCTGTCAGAACCAACAACCATAATGATTGATTTGTGCCCTTTGTTGTGTAGTGTGACTGCAATCTCAAATACGTTTCGTGCTTTATCAACAACCAGACTTCTTGCATGTTTTGGAAACATCTTCTTCATGTATGCAAGTTTCTTTGCATAAGGTAGAGGGTCTTTCTTTGCGTTCTCTGAATGAGATGCAAAAATATAATATGGAGCAGAGTTTTTCTTTGCTTGTTTAGCAACTGCTTCCATTAATTTTTCATGTCCAGTAGTCGGGGGATTAAATCTGCCAAAAGTGAATACAGCAGTATCACCACGAGCTTCTATAATTTCAGAAAACTTTTTCATTCATCTCCACCCTGTCTGATTTTTTTCAATCTTTCTAATTCTTGTTTTTTAAGTTTAATCATCATCTTTTTTGCAATCTTTTGAATCGCAGCACCCTTCTTTGCAACAATACGATTATCAATCTCTACTCTTGCAGCAGGTGGCAATTGCATATACTTCGCTGGACTTAACCCAGCAAACTTTTGAAGTATAACTGCCTTTGCAGCTTTCAATGCACGTTTGTGTAACATCTCTGGAGTTGCAAGTTTCTTTTTCTTTCGTGCAACCTTTGCCTTGAACGCAGATGACTTTGCCATCTTCGCCATTCTTCTTCCCATCGCTCTTCTTTGAGCCATAGAAACTGCTTTTCTTTCTAGCAGTTCAGATGTTAGTTCACTAAATTTCTTCATCTGTCCCATGCCTTAATTGCTGTAAAGTTATTAAAACTAAATTCCATTCTATCAACTAACTTTACTGCATTACCACTCACTCTGTCAATAGCAACAAATCCCTCTGGATTAACTACTTTAAAACCATTTGCAGTTCTAATGAATGTATCAGTTAATTGCTTAACACTATTTAGTTTCTTAACGATGCCCATCTTTGCTTCGATTAGATAGTTCTGAAACAAGATAACCTGTTCTAAATTCTTTGTATGTTTCTTTAGTTCTCGTAACATCTCTTTCTTTTCATTCTCAACTTTTTGTTGAGACTTCTCTGTTTTGAGACTTTTAATTCTTTTATCGTATGTATCAGATACCCACTTCTCGTATCCCTTTGCATGTGCTTTAGGATTGTTGATAGGTTTACCTTGTCTCACTTTACTATTATAATATGTCTTTAATGATGCACCAGCAAGGTTTCCTGTAAAATTGTTTTGTATGTTTAGAAACTTAGTCAACATGCCAGAGTTAATCTTTTGAAAAGTTTTACCAGCACCAGATAAAGATTTAGTAACTGCTTCTGTTTCTTTCTCAGTCATTGTTGCTTTACCAGCAACGTCTTTATAAGTTGCGTCATCCATCCATACAGATGTTGGTTTAGATAATCCTTTAATGTCTACACCGAATGATGCCTTCATGTCTTGAAGTGCGTTACCAGTATAAGTTGTATGCCATACAATTCCGATTTTGGATGCTTTAATCTGTTTACCAAAATCACTATCAATAGGAACAGCATAAACAATTGTATTGGGTTGGAATGTATAATACTTCACTCCATCAATAGTATCTGTTTCAATATCATCTGTCCACATCAAGTCTCCTTGAAGTACACCTTTAATACCCAACTTAGAAAATTCTGCAAGTGCAACTTTAAACTTACTATTCAATGAACCAGATAGTCCATCGTCATCAATCTCTTTTGCTGTCTTATATAATTTTGGTGTTGCATTAAATACTGATTTCTTTGCAACGAAAAACTTATCATCTTCTGGGTCGATACCAGCAAAGATTGCTGGAGCGCCGTCCCATTTAACTGTCATGTTTACAGATGAACGTGATGCACCTGCCAACATATCTCTAAGGGAACGAACAAAGTTAATTGCAGCTCTACCGCCTGACACACCAAAGTTGAGTATTTCATCTTCGATATGTTCTAGGTGTAAATTCTTTCCACCCTTATCTTCAGTTATGTATTTACTAAAATTAATCAAAGTTAACATCCTTACTATGTGTAACAGTAGGTTCTACACCTAAAAATTTCATCATTGACATAGTACCCTTTTTAAAAAACTTAGTTGCTTTTTTCCAAACTTTATTAAAGAATCCTTTTACCTTTGCAGTAAGATTTTTAAACAAACGAATTTCAGTAAGAATCTCACCGTTATTATATGCATCTATATCTTCATCCATTGCATTAACAATAAGTGAAATAACAGACCAGAAATTGTATTCTCCAGTTTTCTTCTTGTTCAAAACTCTACCACTTGTTTTAAATCTTGCTTGCAATTTCATTTTATCTGCAATGTAAGAGCAATAGTCATCATCGTATACACTTTTAATTTTTACACTGTTACCATCGTGAGAAGATACTAACATATACTCTGCAGCTGCAGCATCTGATTCTCCGAACTTTTCAAAACCAGACATTGCTTCACGAGCAAAGGCAACCTTAAATTCTTTTGATTGTTCAAATAACAACCCTAGTTCAGTCATACATTGTTTGTGTGCAGCTTCTCCAGCGTTAACAACTTCGTTTTCACCAGATTTAATTATTCCACGCAATTGACTAGGTGCAAGAGTATTTGTAACAAAGGATTCTAAAATCCCTTCTACAACCTTAAACTGTGGATTTTTTGAAAGTTTTTTTGATGTATTCTTTACCGCTGCATAGAATGTAGCACTAGATTCAGATTTACCACCAGACATAAGTTGGGCAGCACCAATCTTTAAAGAGAAACGCATAGTTCCAATTAGTATATCTGTTTTTGGAGTTTTGTTTGTTGCACCGTGTGAAGTCCAGAACTTAGTTAACTTAGTAGATGCTCTACCATACTGTTCTGCTTGGGCGCCTGCAAGACTTGAGTTTGTTTTAAGAACATACTCTGCAATGCGTTTACCAGATGCTAATACTTCTGGATTTGATTCTAAAACCTTTAACGTCTTATCAGTAATGCCAGACTTAGAGTCGAGTTCACGCTCATGTAACTCGTACCAACCAATAACTATGGCTGCCTCATAATCCTCTGCTTTAACTTTTGCTTCCGAAAGGAAGGTCTTGAAACCTTGCATTTATCAATTTCTCCATTTGCACAAATAATATTACAGTTCTATTTATAATATCAAATTGTTAAGAAGTCAAGATAAATTACACCTTTATGTCGTTAAACTTGTCATATCGTGCAGATATTGGACTTTTATCGAATGCTGGTGTGTCATCTTGTCCACTATCAATGATATCATCTTGTGCTTCTTGTTCACAATCATACAGTTTCATTCTCGCTCTGTCAATACCTAAAACAAATCTTTTGTTAGCGCCTGGGTCATTGTAACGATTTTTCAACTGTTTAACCATAATCTGATTAAGTTGTTCTAGTTCATCTGTTGTAATCAATGCAAACATTAAGTCAGCAGTTGCAGGCAAACCAAATGATTCTGAAGTATCTTCAAGTCCCACATCAGAACTATTGAAACCACCACGAGTTGTCTGGGTTGCAGACATAATCGGTAGATTACATTCTACTGCAAGTCCTCTAAGTTCTTCTGCAATTGCTTTGATATAGAA